GTGTGCCCTACTAGAGTTCAACTCTGTTGAGTGTGATTTGTTGTTACTCTTTAAATGGTGTCACACCGAGGAAGGCCACGATTTCTGGGACGCTATCTATGAGTCATAAAATCTATCCATATAAACCGGGCAGTGCTAGTGCTAAAGCATTGGCAGAGGGTCTGGGCATCAAACGTCTGAAGCATCAAGGCAGCCGATGGCGTCAACGAGCTGCTGATCGTGTCATTAACTGGGGGTGTGGCTCTGCTCTGCCTTATGTAAATGTCATCAATGCCCCTGAGGCTGTCTCTAAGGCCGCTAACAAGCGTTTATCATTTGAGGCAATGGCTGAGGCAGGGGTGAGCATCCCTCGCTTCACCACGGACGCTGTAGAGGCTGCTGGTTGGGGCACTGATATTGTATGCCGACACAAGCTTACAGGTCATAGTGGCGAAGGCATTGAAATCATTGAAGCTGGAGGTGAGATTCCTGCTGCCCCTCTGTATGTGGAATACATTAAGAAGCAACAGGAATATCGTGTGCATGTTGGGTTGATGCCTGATACGCCATACCAGATCATTGACCAGCAACGTAAGGCACGTAACCGTGCTGTCGAAGATGGTGATGTAAATTGGAAAATAAGGAATCATTCCAATGGATTCATCTTCATGCGTGAAGGTGTTGACCTTGGGCCTGTTGCTCTGGCTCTGGCTGGCAATGCTATTGAAGCTCTTGGCCTAAACTTCGGCGCTGTTGATCTGATTTACAATGAACATCGTGATGCCTATTACGTTCTTGAAGTGAATACTGCTCCGGGCTTGACAGGCACTACACTTGAGCGTTATATTGAGTGGTTTGAGGGGGTGTTGTAAGTGGAGCATGACGTAGCTGTATATGGTTCTTTACGCAAGAAGATGGGGAATCATCCGCTGATGTCAGGTGATATGGACTATGAGGGAACGATCAAAGGCACCCTCTACTCAAATGGGGGATTTCCAATCCTCTCACTTGATGGAGACACTGATGTTGTAGTGGAAGTCTATCGTGTTAGTGAGGAAGTTCTTGATCGCCTTGATTGGCTTGAAGGTTACACCAGTCCTGACAATCATTGGTACAATCGTACAAGGGAACTTATCCAGATTGGTGAGGACCAATACGTCGAAGCTTACATCTACCACCAGACTCGTGAGCATAATCTGACTGTTGTAGAAAGTGGTGATTGGGTGGAGTTTTGTAAAAACCGTCGTTGAATTGGGTATATATCAGTCCATATAAGGAGGATGTAAGTGTTGATTGAAGAAAGTGTACAGAACAAAGTGATTCGTTGGGCTAATGACAAAGGGATTGTTGGGGTGTATAATAGCGACAACCCTCGTAGCATCCAACGACTGAAACAGTTTGGTAAGATGCGTGAAGAGGTGGAAGAGCTTGGTGAAGAGCTTGAGTCAGGTGATGTAGACAAAGCTCGTATGGAACTTGGTGATGTGCTTATCACCTGTGTTATTCAAGCTGAACTTCTTGGAACTGACATCACTGAATGTCTGCAAATGGCATACGATAAGATTGCTAAACGTAAAGGCACAACAGTTGATGGTGTGTTTGTTAAGGAGAATTAAGTGTCTAACCCATACATCGAAGTTATGGAGTGTCGCAAGAAGCACTACATTTTTACTGGGAGAAACGCCCTTTGGCAGGCACTGTTTTACGACAAATATGGACGTGTAGCAACTCCAGACGAACTTTACCGAGCTAGGTTCCGAGTTAAAAACTGTTGCAGTTGGGGGATTGACGGAGCTAAAACTAGGAATCACGTAGAAGGGACTGAAGTGCTTGGCAATGGGGTCCACGCTAAGGTGTACGATCTTGGAGGCTCCGTTATCTACTCCTCGCAGAATAACGGATCGTCCCAGCTCTTTGAGTTCGCAATCCTTTACAAAGGCGTAGGCTCAAAGATGGAGGCCGTGTCCAACTTTTCAAAGAGGACAATTGGGAGAGCTAAGGATTTCTCCCGTTGGTGGAAAAGTACAGGCAAAATCTTTGGTGGTGGAAAATAAGGAGGCATAATATGTGTTGTGATCCAGAAGGCCCATACCCAGGGAGTGTTGTGGGTGAATGCCCTGATTGTGGCTGTGATGTAGATGAAGACGGGGTCAACTGTGAGCAGAATTGTCGCTACTCCCCTGTTGAATGTACCACTTGCGGGTGGAGACCTTGTGACTTATCCTGTTAAGGAGGCATAATGAATGACCAGTAGTTGTATCGAGAAGAGGCCACACTCATGCGGGAGCGGAGACATGATTGCCAAGAAATTTGGCAGGTTGACTGTATTATCTGAGCTAAAGGAAAGGAACAAAGACCGCAGAGTAATGTTCTCTGTCATTTGTGATTGTGGAACAATTAAGGCGGTCTCAGGGAAACAGTTACGATCTGGCAAGACAAAGAGTTGCGGGTGTTTGCCCTCCGAGCTGACAGCAAAACGTAATTCAACCAACAAGTCAAAGATGGTAGACGGCGTAAAGACAAAGAGTCACCCACTGTACAAGGTGTACCAAGGGATGTTGACGAGGTGTTACAACCAAAAACATATGCACTTCTACAGGTATGGCGGGCGCGGTATTCAGGTTTGTGGACGGTGGCGACACAGCTTTAGAAATTTTGTAGAGGACATGGGGCCAAGGCCAGAGGGCAAAACTCTAGATAGGGTCGATAACAACCTAGGCTACTGCAAAGAAAATTGCAGGTGGGCTACCATGAAGGAGCAGTGCCTCAACAGGTCACCAAATTCTGGGTGGAGGAGGAAGAAACTTGACAAGCCAGTGCCTTAATAAACTTCCACACTCATGCGGATCAAAAAATGCCCTACAAGTATTTGCAAGAGAAGACGGAACTGTTGACGGATATTGTTTTGCGTGTTCCACTTACGTTCGGCATCCCTATGGGGATCGTGTTTCTGTTGATGATATTGAAGCCCCTCGCCTAAAGAAAACCAAAGAGGAGATTGAAGCAGAGCTTGCTGAAGTGGAAGAATGTCAAGCACGTGATCTTCGTGTGAGACGTATCCGTAAGGCAGCCCTTGAGAAATATGGCATTAAGGTGGGGGTTTCTAGGACTGATGGTAAAACCCCTACACTTGTAGCCTTCCCCTATCGTAAGGGAGAAGCTATAGTTGCCTACAAGATGAGGCTGCTTGAAGAGAAGAAGTCTTGGTGGATTGGTGAAGCCAGTGACATTGACTTCTTTGGATGGAAAGAGGCTATCGAGTCTGGGGCTAAACGTCTGATCATCACGGAAGGTGAGTTTGATGTTCCAGCAGCCTACACTATCATGGATAGGGAGACGCCTGACAAGTATAAAGACTTGATGCCAGCGTTCATTTCCATCCCTCATGGTGCAGGAACAGCAGCATCATTCATCCAGAAGAAGCTAACAGTCCTTCTTAAATACTTCAAGGAAGAAGACATTGGCATCATGTTTGATCAGGATGCTGCTGGCCAGAAAGCAACACAGGAAGTGTGTAAGATTCTGCCACGATGTAATGTGATTGTTCTGCCTAAGAAGGACGCCAATGATTGCCTGATTGGTGGGGCTGTCAAAGCTGCCCACAAGCAGATGCAATGGAACCAGACGAAGCCAAAGAACTCCTCTATCGTATGGGGCAGAGAAGTCCATGAAGGGGCGCGTAAGCCTGCCGAGTGGGGGTATAGTTGGCCTTGGGAACATCTCAACAATGTGACTAGGGGCATTCGTCTTGGTGAAACCATTTACATTGGGGCAGGTGTTAAGATGGGTAAGAGTGAGATCGTCAATGCTCTTGCTGCTCACTTCATCAAAGTGCATGGTTGGAAATGCTTTCTTGCTAAGCCAGAAGAAGCTAACAACAAAACTTACAAGCTCCTTGCTGGTAAGATTGCTGGCAAGATTTTCCATGACCCTAAGGTGGAGTTTGATTATGAAGCCTACGATAAAGCTGGTGAGGTTATCGGCGATAAAGTGGCAATGGTCAATCTCTATCAGCATTTGGGTTGGGACACGTTGGAGAAGGACATCAGGGCAGCAGCCGCAGAAGGGTGTAAGGCAATGTTCATTGACCCAATCACCAACCTAACTAATGGTAAGGATGCCGCCACAGCCAACACAATGCTTCAAGAGATTGCTCAGGCGTTAGCAGCGCTTGCCCTTGATCTTGACATCGTTATCTTCATCTTCTGCCATTTGAAAGCCCCTGACAATGGTCCTGACCATGAGCATGGAGGTAAGGTGTTGTCCTCCCAGTTTGCAGGCTCTCGTGCGATGATGCGTTCATGTAACATGATGATTGGGCTTGAAGGCAATAAGTCACCAGACTTGCCTGAGTACGAGCGTAATATGCGTAAACTGGTGTTGCTTGAAGACCGAGAGTTTGGCAACACTGGCGAGTTCCCGCTGTTCTGGGATAAGGACACAGGACTATTTAACGAGGCGTAGATATGAACAATCTTCAAAAGACAATTGCTATGGACATTCTTGAATGTCTTGGTGGAGTTTTCAAAGACCCAATGCTTGCTGGTGGAGCTGTCAGGGACTATGTTCTTGGACGACATGCCAGTGACCTTGACATTTATGTCAGGTCAAATCTCGACCCACAGTTTACAGTTGACACTGTGCTTGGGCTTATGCAGCAAGGTAAGTTTGAGCACACACGAACTGTGTTTCGTGAGGAACTCCCAGAGAATTACCAAGGGGCTGCACTGGAAGCTGTGATCTTTGGCAGGGTGGGAGAGCAGGAGGTTAACATCATGTGCTCCACCGCACCATACAATGACGCCATCATCCAAGGCTTCCCTTGCAATATGTCTGAAGCTTATATGTACTTGGACGGGGTTGCCCACACAACAGGTTGGTTCCGTTCTGGCATGGAAAGGCGCAGGCTTGTGTTCACTCGTTACTGTAAGCAAGCGTACAAAGACAAGATCATTCAGAAGTTTCCTGACTGGGAGGTGGCACCACAGGGGGGCAGGTTTGAATGGCCTTTGGGAGGGCATGTCGTAGTGAATAATCTTAGGGCAGCTTGGGAGGCGAATGCAAATGCATAACCTATCAATCATCGAGGAGTTCTACGAGAACAACTTTGACATGCTTGTGAAGAAGACTTCTCGTAGGGCAGGAAGTATTCAAAACGCAGAGGATGTTGTTCAGAATGCTTTTGAAAGGGCCTTAGTCTATTTTCATTCGTATGATCCAAGCCGTCCATTCGACACTTGGTTCAGCTCCATCCTCATGGGGTGTCTGGCAGACTTTAAGAAAGATGAGCGTAGGGCCGGCACTGTAACGTACAGTGGGGAAGAGGAAATGGAAGACCCGTCTGACCTGTTCAATGAGAGGCTGGTTGAAGAAGCCAGTTTCCTGCTCAAGGGCAAACCCCTCCCTGAAGCTGTCGCCCTTAACCTCTACTTCTTCAAAGGGTATAAGCTGAGGGAAGCGTCCAATGTGTCTGGCCTTGACTACAGACGTACTGTCTACGCAATTACGAAGTTTAGGGAGGAGCTAGCATTGATGTGAATGTATTTGATATTGAAGCTGATGGCCTAGACGCCACACGTATTCACTGCTTGGTGTATGAGCAAGATGGTGAGATGGCACCGCTCACCAGTTACGCAGACATGAAAGCTTGGCTAGCTAAAGCTGAGGTCCTAATTGCACACAACTGTATCAGGTATGACAAGCCGACACTCGAACGCCTCTTAGGCATCCGCATTAAAGCAAAGTTCGTAGACACGTTGGCCCTATCTTGGTATTTATTCCCACACGTTAAGAGGCATGGCCTTGAACAGTGGGGTGAACATTACGGCGTTAAGAAGCCTGAGATTGACGATTGGGAAAATCTGACTCAAGAGGAGTATGTTCATCGCTGTTCGGAAGATGTCCGAATAAACAAGCTGTTGTGGGACGACTGTTGGAAGTTCCTCATCAAGCTGTATGGGAGTGAAGAAGATGCATGGAGGCTCATCGACTACTTAACGTTCAAGATGGATTGTGCTAGAGAGCAAGAGCGTTCCAAATGGAAGGTTGACCTACCTAAAGCTCAAGCCCTCCTAGACAAGCTTATCAAAGAACGTGATGAGAAGACAGAGCAGTTGGCTAAAGCCATGCCCAAAGTCCCTATCAAGACTATTAGGAAGATGCCAGCTAAGGGCCTCTATAAGCTCAATGGTGAGCCGTCTGTGGCAGGGGCAAGGTGGTTACAGCTCCTAGAGGAACACGGCCTGCCAGAGGGGCACACAGAGCCCATAGAAGTGATCACTGGCTACAACGAACCCAACCCCGGATCACACATCCAGATAAAGGACTGGCTGTATGGCTTAGGTTGGGAGCCTGAGACGTTTGAGTATAAGAGGGATAAGGAGACGGGGGATGTCAGGAAGATACCTCAAGTCAACCTTAAAGAAGGTAAGGGTGTATGCCCGTCTATCAAGAAGCTGTACGGCAAAGAGCCTAGCCTTGAGTTGATGGATGGGTTGTCCATCGTTATCCATCGCATCTCTATCCTACAAGGATTTGTAGATAACTCAGACGAGGATGGTTACGTCAAAGCGGAAGTGGGCGGGTTTACAAACACCTTACGGTTCAAGCACAGGGTTGTGGTTAATCTGCCGGGTGTTGACAAAGCCTACGGCAAGGAAATTCGTGGCTGCTTGATGGCTCCTGATGGTTACGAATTGTGTGGGTCCGATATGTCTTCTCTTGAAGACCGTACGAAGCAACACTATATGTGGCCACACGATCCTGACTACGTTAGGGAAATGCAGAAGCCAGACTTCGATCCTCACCTCGGACTAGCTGTCTTCGCAGGAGAGATCACACAAGATGAGGAGGATTTTTACAAATGGTACAAGTCCGAGAAGACCTAGTAGGGCTTCGTAACAAGATGCTGTTGAGGCTGAACTATGATAAGGATACCGGGGAGTTCCACTGGAAGCCAGCCTTTGTGAGGGCAGGGTATGCTGACCCGAACGGATATATACAGATCAGGTTTGAGGGGAAACTGTGGCAAGCCCACCACATTGCCTTCTTACTAATGACTGGGGATATCCCAGAGCTAGTTGACCATATAGACCGTGACAAGCACAATAACTGTTGGTCAAACTTACGGGAGGCGGATAAGAAGCTAAACGCCATCAACTCCAAACTGCCTAGCAATAATAGGTCTGGAGTGAAGGGGGTCTCTTGGCACAAGGCTGGAAAGAAGTGGACTGCACAGATTAAGCATGATGGCCGCAAGATTCATCTCGGCTCTTACAGCTCTTTGTTAGACGCGGTAGAGGCTAGGGAGAAGGCAGAGGAGGAGCTTTGGGGTGAACTTAGAGGAAATGAAAAAACTCCCACCTAAGGAGCAGGAGGCTTTATTCAAAAAGATTGAGGCTATTCGCAAGGGGTACAAGGCAGTGAACTACGCGGCAGTGTATGGCAGCGGGGTCCCCACACTGGCCCGAACAGCTAAGTGCTCTCAGGAGAGGGCTGCATCACTTTTGGAGGCATACTGGAAACGTAACTGGTCCGTTAGGGCTATTGCAGAAGAGCAAGTAGTTAAGATATGCAACAAGTCTAAGTGGCTTTACAATCCTGTCTCTAGGCTTTGGTATAGCTTAAGGCATGAAAAGGATAGGTTCTCTACGTTAAATCAGGGAACTGGCGTATACTGCTTTGACACTTGGGTGAAACATATCAGGTCTAAAAGGCCACAACTTACAGCTCAATTCCATGACGAGGTGGTTCTATGCATCCGTAAAGGTAACAGGGACAAGGCTACAAAACTGCTCAAGTGGGCTATTGCAGAAACAAATAAGGAACTCAAGCTCAACAGAGAGCTTGATATTAGCATTGACTTTGGGAATAACTATTCCGAGATACATTGATTCAGGAGATTTAAATGACATTGAATGCAGGTAAGATTAAAGGTGGTAATGGTGGTAAGCGAGTGGAGCAACCGGCTCTTGAAGATGGAGCTTACCCAGCTCGTGTAGTGCAGATCATTGACCTTGGTCTGCAACCTCAACGTCCCTACCAAGGGGAGGATAAGCCACCCGCTGATGAGATTATGGTGACGTATGAACTCGTAGACGAGTTTCTGGTTGACGAAAAGGGGGAGATTCAGGAGGACAAACCTCGGTGGGTGAGTGAGACGTTCCCACTCCGTAGCCTTGACTCTGATCTGGCCAAGTCAACCAAGCGTTACAAAGTGTTGGACCGTGACATGGTGTATGGTGGCGATTGGTCTATGCTGCTAGGCTCCCCATGTAATGTGAACATTGTGGTGAACGTCAAAGGTGACAAGACGTACACCAATGTGTCAAGCATTGCAGCCATGCGGCCTAAGGAACTTAAGGCCCTGCCTGAGCTGGCCAATGAGCCTAAGATGTTCACCCTTGATGGGCCTAACATGGAAGTGTTCCTGAGCTTGCCTGAGTGGTTGCAAACCAAGATTAAAGGCAACCTTCGTTATAATGGCTCAGCCTTGCAAGAGCTGATTGAGGGGGATAAGCCTAAGCCTAAGCCAAAGGCTAAAGAAGAGCCTGAGGAAGAAGATGATGATCTTCCGTTTGAACCTGACAACACTGAGGAGGACGATGATGATAACTGGTGATCCGATCATCCTAGAGGATGCTAGTGGCCTGCAAGCGTATGGGTTGAAGGAGGGCGATAAGGGGATTGCAAACTCCCTCATCACCATTCCGGGCTCCGATGAGCTGGTCTACTTTATGAAGAACGGCACTCGTGAGTCTATCGTGATCAGCAAGGCTCGCTGCCGTGTAGATGAAGAAGCTAAGAAGAACACCATTGACATCGACGCCATTGTAGAAGGTATGTAATGAGAGCCCTCATTGACAGTGACGTGCTAGCCTATGAGGTGGGTTTTAGTGGTCAGTACGTCGATGAGGAGACTGGGGAGATTGTTCCTAGGGACTGGGAGTTTGTGAAGGAATTGTTGGACGAACGCATCAACAGCATACAAGAAGCTGTGTGGGCTGATGAGCCCCCTGTCCTATACCTCACATACGACCGAGCCTTAAACAAGCTTGACAATAAGGAGAGGGCCCGTCTGGGCCTCCCTCCTGTCGAGTTCATCCCCAACTTCCGATTCGGTGTGGCTAAGACTAAGCCTTATAAAGAACGTGGCAACGCTAAACCAATCCACTACAACAGCCTTAGGGCACACATGCTGTTCAACTACAATGTCAAGAGCATCCCCGGCATTGAGGCTGATGATGCCATGTGCATTGATCAGTGGGCTGACTATATGGCTTCTTACAAGAAGTCTATGGGCCTTGAGTTTGAAGAGAAGGACTCAGCGACACTCAACACCATCATCTGCACTCGTGACAAAGACTTGCGTATGTGCCCCGGCCTTCATTACGGTTGGGAGTGTGGCAAGCAAGAGGGCTTTGGGCCCAAGTTTGTAGATGAAGTTGGCTGGTTAGAGCATACGTCGAAAGGGATTAAGGGGGCTGGTCTGCTATTCTTCTATTCACAAATGATAACAGGGGATAGTGTTGACAGCATCCCCGGACTCCCCGGAGGTGGTGCCTCCAAAGTGAAGAAGCATCTAGTTGAGTGTAAGAATGTAGCAGAAGCAGAAGAAATAGTTAAGCAACTGTACGAAGACAAACTCGGTGATGGCTGGGAGGAGTATTACAATGAGCAAGCGTCTCTTCTCTGGATGGTTCGGGAAACGAAAGAAGGTAGGCCAGTTGGTTGGGACGGGCAAGTGTACGATGTGCCAATCGGAGAGCCTATGGTACGACGGGGCGTCTCGTTTGAATAATGGTAAGCCTGTGTATGGCTATGTGTGTAAGCTCTGTAACGAGTTTGTGATTAAGGAAGGTGATGAATGATTGCGACAACTGTGTGTAGTTACCTGCTTGTAGGTATTGGCGTGTCGATGGTGTTGGTGGCTAATCGTGCTGGCGACAGCGCCTCTTTCCAGAAGGAGATGAAAGAGCGTTATGGTAAGAAGTTCGGTAGTCTTGCAATCCCCACTGCTGTGCTGTTGACAACTGTTCTGTGGCCTATGGCAGTGTACAAAGTGTACGAGATGAACAAGTGAGTGGTGGTCGTCCAAGTGGACCTAAGACTCGGTGCTCTGGACGATGGACAGAAGCCCAGTTTAGGTCATTCGTAAAAGGTAATCTCCGTAGGGTGTGTAGTAAGTGGGCCCCAATTCAAGAGACTAAGAAAGAGGCCCGTGTCTCCCGTGGTTTGTACTTGTGTGCAGGATGTGGAGAGCATGTGCCAAACTCTCGTGTTGACGACAATGGCAAGCGTGTAAATAACATACACGTAGATCATATCGTCCCAGTAGTTGATCCATCTGTAGGATTTACCACTTGGGATGATGTTATCGAAGGTATGTTCTCAGAGAAAGACAACCTGCAATTGCTGTGTGGCGCTTGCCACGACATCAAAACTTCAGAAGAACGATCTATTGCCGTCGAGAGACGACGTAAAGAAAAGGAAGAGAATAATGCCTGAACGATTCAATGATGTAGAGAATAAGTCACTGCGAGCTTTCAACCGTGCCACTATGGCGTATAACATCAAGGAAGATGCAGGCTCTGTTAAAGCGGCTAAATACCTTGAGGGCTTTAGTAAACAGGAGAAGGCAGAGATTCTTGGTATTATGTCTTACATCTGTGCCAATGGCCTTGAGCAAACCAAACGTGACATTATGAAAGATGTGGAGGTGGTTAGTGTCTGATGTTGACAATACGCTAGAAGAGCGTGGTAATCGTTACGGTAAGTTTGAAAATCATGCCCGCATCACTCAAAACATTAAGCGGGCTATGGTGGCCTCCCCTAACTGGGGAGAACTCCCTGACTACATGAAAGAGAGCTTAGAAATGGTGGCCCATAAAATTGGACGTATCCTTAACGGCGACCCCTATTATGACGATAGTTGGCATGACATCATCGGCTACACTAAGCTTGTTGAGGATAAGTTGCATGGAGAGAGCAAGTGAAGGCAGAACTGATTGACTACATGGGGTCAGACTTGACTTGTGTGAATGCAGCCAGAGTTAGCTTCGACAAGGAAAGTGAGTGGGAGGGTAAGAGGGAACTGAATGAAGAGGGCTTGTGTTTTGACAGGGTGTTGTCAGACAGAGACACTAAACTGATCTCCTACCTAGCCAAGCATGGCCACTTCACCCCATTCACTCACCCACAGATTACCCTGCGTGAGACAGTGCCTATCTTCGTAGCACGACAAAGGTTCAAGCATGTTGTAGGCTTTACATACAATGAAGTGTCACGTCGTTATGTAGATGACGACCCTGAGTTCTATGTGCCTGAGGTGTGGCGTAGTAGGCCAGAGGGGAGCGTTAAGCAGGGGAGTGGCGGGGCACACAAGGATTCAGAGGAGTGGAAGGAAGACTACTACTTGCAGATAGTAAAGCCTGCACTACAGATGTATAGAGACATGGTGTTCACTGGCATTGCACCTGAGCAAGCTCGTATGGTTTTGCCACAATCAATGTATACATCTTACTACACCACAGGGAGCTTGGCTGCCTTTGCCCGTATGTGTAAGCTACGACTTGACCCACATGCACAACAAGAGATTCAGGAGTTGGCCAAGATGGTGAGCGATATTATTGAGCCCCTCTATCCCGTTTCTTGGAAAGCTCTTATGGAGGAGTGACATGTCATACAAGATTGTATACTCCCCTTGGTGGGCAAGTAATGGTTGTGACTGCTGTGAGCCAACTGAGATGGAGGGTTGGGAAGTGGAGGGTTTGCCCAACTTTGATTCTGGCCACCTTGACATAACCTACCAATCGGTAGAGGAGGCTTTGTTCGCCATCGTAGCTCATGAGAAAATCAAAGTGGAGATTGTGTATGAGGGAGCCTGACGCACGTAATTTCGACACCGACTGGGACTACTATGAAGCTATGGATCGTTACTACGAGTTTCATGGCATCACCACCAAAAAGTCGGAAGATGAAGAAGATGACTACGATTATCAGGGGGCTTAAGTGAACATCCTTGTATTACCAGACATGCAGGTTAAAGATGACATCCCTCTCCAACATCTAGATTGGATTGGGCAATTCATCGTAGACAAGAAGCCTGACGTTATCGTAAACATTGGAGACTGGGCTGACATGCCTTCCCTAAGCTCCTATGACGTGGGTAAGAAGAGCTTCGAGGGGAGACGCTACCTAGCAGACATCCAAGCTAGCAGGAACGCTATGGAGAGGCTCCTGAGGCCACTGGTGGAACATAACCGGAAGGCCAAGAAGAATAAGGAAAAGCAATACAAGCCTCGGATGGTACTTACTCTCGGCAACCACGAGAACCGTATCAACCGTGCAGTGGAAAATGACGCTAAGCTCGAAGGCGTACTTAGTGTTAAGGATTTAGGTTATGAAGAGTTTGGTTGGGAGGTTATTCCATTCCTTGAGGTTGTGGTTATTGGTGGTGTTTGCTTCTCTCACTACTTCACTACTGGTGTTATGGGTAGGCCGGTTACTACGCCGAATGCTCTTCTCACTAAGAAGCACCGATCCTGTGTCATGGGACACGTACAGCTTGATGGTGTGGCTTCACAATACACAGCCGACGGTAAACGTATTACAGGTATTTTCGTAGGGTGTGGTTACCTCCACGACGAAGAATACTTGGGGGCACAAGGCAACCGTCATGCTCGTAGTGTGTGGATGTTGCATGATGTGAATGATGGTGAGTTTGAACATACGCAGATTAGCCTGCGTTATCTAGAAAAGAAATACGGAGAGTGAATGAGTAAAGACGTATCAGTAAGCATCCTGTCAGACATCACAGTGTTCATGAAGTATGCTAAGCACATCCCTGAGATTGGGCGACGAGAAACTTGGGATGAGATTGTAGATCGAAATGCAGCAATGCACATTCGTCGCTACCCACAACTGAAGAAAGAGATTCAGGAAGTATATAACACCTTCGTCCGCACTAAGAAAGTGCTTCCCTCAATGAGGTCTATGCAGTTCGGTGGACGGCCTATCGAACTTGCCCCTAACCGAATCTTCAACTGTGCCTACCTCCCTGTCGATCACAGTGATGCGTTCTCTGAGAGCATGTTCCTGCTGCTCGGTGGCACTGGTGTAGGGTATAGTGTTCAGCGTCATCATGTTGCTAAGCTGCCGTCAGTCAAAGGCCCTATCGAACGCCATCGTCGATATGTAATTGGTGATAGTATTGAAGGTTGGGCTGATGCAATTAAGGTGTTGGTTGAGTCCTACTTCTCTGGTAAGTCAACTCCAGTGTTTGACTACTCAGACATTCGTCCTAAAGGGGCTTCGCTAATCACCTCTGGCGGTAAGGCTCCGGGCCCACAGCCACTTAAAGATTGCATCCACAACCTAACCAAAGTGTTTGACAATGTAATCGAAACACGTGGTCGTGGTTCACAACTCACTCCTCTCGAAGTGCATGACATGATGTGCTACATCGCTGATGCCGTATTGGCTGGAGGTATCCGTCGTGCTGCACTTATCTCCTTGTTCTCTATGGACGATGAGGAGATGCTGACTTCTAAGCATGGGGCTTGGTGGGAACTTAATCCACAACGAGGCAGGGCTAACAATTCTGCCGTAATCCTCCGTCATAAGATTGATCGTAAGAGTTGGGAAGAGTTGTGGGGCAAGATTGTAGCTTCTGGTAGTGGGGAGCCTGGAGTCTACTTCTCCAACGACAAGGACTGGGGAACCAATCCGTGCTGCGAGATTGGCCTACGACCTAATCAATTTTGTAATCTGACGGAGGTGAATGCCTCTGACGTAGTTGATCAAGAGGACTTCAATGCTCGTGTTAAAGCAGGGGCCTTCATCGGGACACTGCAAGCAGGGCACACTGACTTCCACTACTTACGCCAAGTTTGGAAAGACACTACAGAGAAGGACTCTCTGCTTGGTGTTGGCCTTACAGGTATTGGGAGTGGCAAGCTTGAGGGCCTGAGTCTGAAGGAGGCTGCCAATGCTGCTAAAGAGGAGAACAGGCGTGTTGCTGCAATTATCGGGGTGGCTCCTGCTGCTCGTGTCACTACAGTTAAGCCTGCTGGCACATCCAGCTTGGTACTTGGTAGCAGCAGTGGTATTCATGCTTGGCATAACGACTATTATGTTAGGCGTATCCGAGTCGGTAAGAATGAAGCGATCTACAGCTACCTGAGAGAGAGCCACCCAGAGCTTGTAGAAGACGAGTATTTCCGTCCTCAGGAGCAGGCAGTGATTCAAGTTCCACAGAAAGCTGAGGAGGGAGCATTCCTTCGTACTGAATCTCCACAGCAGCTTCTCGAACGTGTACGTAGGTTTAATGAGGAGTGGGTGAGGGAAGGGCACATCGACGGACAGAACACACATAACGTGTCCTGCACCATCTCTGTTAAGGAGGATGAGTGGGAGATGGTTGGTGATTGGATGTGGGAGAACAAGGACAAGTTCAATGGCATTAGTGTCCTACCCTATGATGGTGGTACATACATTCAAGCCCCGTTCGAGGACATAACCAAAGAGCAATACGACGAGATGGTGAAGGCGCTGCATAGCGTAGACCTTACCAAGATTGTAGAAACAGAAGATAATACAGACCTTTCAGGGGAGGTAGCTTGTGGAGCAGGCGGATGCGAAGTCAAGTGAAGAAGTAAGCCAGTATTTGCTGGACGTACGTGTAGTTGTAAACGAGAAGGTGATTCATACTCGCTGCTCATTCAGCCCTGCTGATCTTGAGAGTGGAGCCATCCTCGATTGGTTGAAGAAGACTAAGGAATTGGTTGACGCCAAGGCGGCTGAGTGCTAATCCCTCTGGTTGTGGGGGCACTGTTCGTAGCAGTGTTCCCTTTCTTCCTAGTCCTTATCTCTGTGACATCCCTCCTTGCCTTAATCTTTAGGCATAAAAATAGGGGCCTCTAAGGGCCCCTTTCTTAATTCCTACCACTTTCGATAGCTTTCATACGCTCATCGAGTCTCGCCACATTAGTTGACAATCTGTCCACACTGTCGGCAAACCTCTCCATCGTAGCAATAGACTTCTCGTTCTGTAGGTACATCTGATTAACCCTTTCCAACAGGACAGGAAAATCCTTCACCTCTGATTGCAATGCTGCAATCTCTTGGGTGTGCCTAGACACATTCGATTCAATAGCTGCCCTAGCTACCTCATTGGCCACGTATGTACTAAATACAAGGCCGCCTAGTGTGATCACAGCTAGTACGAGTTGTGCCCAGTCAGGCACCTTACTCCACATTTCCTTCTTCAGTTCCTGCGGTGTCAAAGATTCCTGCATAGTTTTCCTCGTAGAATTTCCTGTAGTTAGTGTGACCCTCTAGGTGTGCCCCAAGACGAATCAGATTATTGATGGGCCCAGCCAACCTCTGATTAAGTTGGTTGAGTTTAGTCCTGCCCATAGAGCCTAGGTTACGGTCAGTCCTAAATGACACACCTCCTCCAGACCATTCCACACGAATGTCCCCACGGACATCCCTTTCCTCACGTGCCCTCAAGTTTGAAGGGATCACACCTCTGCGCTCAAGTTCTGGGCCACTCACCTTCCAATCTTCATAAGTGGTTTGCCACTCGTCCTGAATCAAAGGCAAGATGACATCAGCGTACTGAGTACGGAATACGTCCTTAGCCGCCAGAGCATTCTCTGTAGTGAGAATAGAGCCATGTTCGCTAATGTACCTACCCATCTCTGGGCTAGATAGAGCTTGTGCTACGGTGTTGAAGCTTGTAGCAGGACGGCGGTAAGCGTCAGCAACACTCCCCATGATGGCGTCAATGTTAGTCTCCAACTCCCTCATACTAGCTTCTGTCAGTTGTTGGGAGTTAGCTGCATTGGCCACTGCCTTTACACTATCCAAATAAGCTTGGGTGTCTTGCAAACCTTGTGAGTCCACTGTAGCTGGGACTACGTTAGGTTGAGCGCCATTCACCGCCTGTGCATACCACTTAAGGGCTTGTGCGTTGATTACGCCTGACATAGCCACCTGTTCGCCAAACAAGTTAGTAGTGGCAACAGCAGCACGAGTGGCTGGGTCTTGCAACATCTGGAATTTCTCTTGGGTCATTGTAAGATTTACAGCGTTATCCCAAGTTGTTCTGTCGGCAGAGCCATCAAGGATACTGCGGACAGAATCAATGCGAGTTTGCATAGGCTTCAGGGCATAAGACAACTGATCGCCAGAGCCTCCCGGACCAAGGGCTCGTTGGATGTCCCCTACAGTTTGAGCCTCTAAGTTATCAAGCTCAAGCATTAGAGCCCGTCTTACTTCAGGGGGAGCACCCTCAGCACGTTTGAGGATGTCTTCAAGGTGAGCCACGTTAGTAGGGCCATAAGAGTTGGCCATAGCGTACACAGCATTCTGTGCCTCAAGCCTGTTCCTGTCCATCTCCAATCCAATCAACTTACGTCGTTGTTCAATCTGGGCATTAGAGATTGACAGGCGAGAAGACTGCTCTGACAGTTGTGAGTTGAGCAAAGTTTGTCGAGCTTGTGCGTCCTTGATAAACTCTTGGTTAAGATCAAACTCCCGTAGACGGGCAGTCGCATCAGCGAGCTGCGCCTCTGTCATGTCAGGAGTTGCCCATTTACGATTGATTGCCTCTTGAACAAGGGCCCGTTGTTGTTGCTCTTGCTCATTCCCCTCAACCAGCACCTTACTCATGCCGACAGTCTTTACAAGGTCGGAGTGAGTCTTGGTTAAGTCGCTGGCAATAAGTGGGTTGTCAGAGGTGTACCGAGAGAACAAGGCACGTTGCCTCATCCTCCCAGTTGCACTGGACATCTCCCCACGATCTACAGCATCAGCAATCCTTAGGGATTCTTGACGGAACTGATCCACTACAGTTGCCGTCTGCATTTCCCTCTCAGCTTCCCTTCGTGCTTGTAGCTGCTCGCCACTGGGCATAATGCCTGCTAAGGCTGAGATGCCAGCAGCTATAGGGGAGGGCCGCTGTACAGGACTAAACCCTTGAGCAGTCTCAACCCTCTGTCCAATTTGTGCGCTTGTAAAATCAGCCATTATTCGTGTTCCTCAGCGAGCTTATCCATATCTTTAAGCAGTTGCATGTAAGTTGCCTTGTATTCTGACTCAGGCATCGAACGTGCCATCTGTCTAATCTTATCCATGTCCATCACACCACCAGCCGCACTCTTAAGCAAGTTCTCCCAGAGAGTGTAGTCTCCCGCCTCAGCATCCTTCCGCATCTTAGACAACCAATACTCCTTGGCCCTGTCACTCCCCTCGAAAGCAAGGTTCATCCAGTTAATAACATCCAATGCCACATAAGCATCAGTACCATCTAACCCAGCCTTAGCAAGCTGACGCTTGGTGGCCGCATACTGAATGTCAATGTCATCGTAAAATGCTTGTGTCTCCTCAAACATTTCGGTTGACTGGAATCTTGCAAGCATCTCATCCTGAGTTTCAAAACCGAATGCTGCTGCTACGGCCTCAGGCCAACTAACCGAGCTGTCAGTTGTCTTACCTGTGGAGGCAAACTTCTTCTGGTAGGCCAAAGCTGCCCTAGCTTTAAAGGCGTTGGATAAGCCGGACGCCAAACTCAAGCCTTCTTCAATCGTCTGAAGTCCTGTGGTTGGATATGGTCCGTCCTCAGGCATGAAGTTAGTGAGCTTCAGAACTGTCTGGGCGAAGCGTGTCAACCTTGGGTTATTGCCGAAGATCAACTGCCCAGAAGGGCTATTGGCCATAATGTCCAGCGGGTTAGTGGTTGCCATGTTAGTGATAAACTCGTACAGTCCCGCCATATCACCAGCCGCCAAGCCAGTCCAATTGAGACGTACATCTTCGTCGGTCATCATCGACAGCATTGTATTAAGTGTGTAAGACTCCAACCCTTGAATTGCAATCTCACGGAGAGGGCCATCTTCAGGAAGCTGTTTCTCCATGAAACTGTACATGACAGCTCCCGGAGGGACGCCATACATGACAGTGTTAAACATGGCAATACGGGCTTTCTCTTGGGCAGTCATGTTACGGTTGAAGGTGAACTGCAACAGAGCCTTGTGTGGCACTTGCATAAACTGGAAAGCTGCTGCCAACCAATTCTGGTTGTATGGCATATCCCCAGCCATGTTCATGTTGTAGGTGTAATCACGAGCACGAGCAGCAACTTCCTCCAACTGTCGTTGAGTCTTCACCTTACCATAACCACCAGCACGGTCGTACATAGTGAGCCATGCGGTGATCATGTTCACCTCTTCGCCTGTGTCGAAACCGAGGCGGCGAGAGAAGTGCATCACTTGACCCAAGCCCCTAACACCCTTCTTAATAACCCCGCCCTGTACGCCAGCTTTGTAGTTGAGGTCATCAGCAAAGTCAGCCAAGCTGCCACGTACAAAGTTCTGCTGGTCAATGGCTGCTGCAAGGCCGCTGTCCATGTACGCCTTGTACATAGCCTCTACCTCTTCCCTGCTTCGTCCAAAAGCTTTAAGGACATTCTTGTCCAAACCCTTTGCCCCGCCAGCAATGCGGGCATAGATCATTAGGGTTGAGTCTGGCACCAGCCGAGTGCCTACATACTTAGGATGCAAAGCTGTTAGCTGAATTGCTTGGTGCGATTGTACAACAATTTGACGTAGTGGGTTAAGTGCCAAGTATAGCTGGAAGGCAGCGTTCTTAGCAAACCCTACAGGGCCCGCAGAGCTCCCTGCAACATAGGCTGCACGTTCAGCCTTAGACCAACCACGCTGTCCAGCAGCGAACGCCATAGTACGCATCAAGCCACGCCAACCTTCATCAATAGCGTTAATGTAGCCATTCTCAAGATAGTGGAGATACTCAAATGTAGTTCGTGCATCAGCCAAATCCTTGGTGGCAAGCTCCCCCTGACGACCAATCTGTTTGACGTTAGAAGGCCACATAGGACGACCAAACTTGTCAGTAGGCAGGAGTTGGCTAAATTGTTTTAAGAATCTGGCCTTACCTGCTTCCAGATAATCCCTCATAGCCAAACGATGTGAGATGGACTTAGCGTTAGCAATCAAGCTATCCACAGGACCAACAACATATTGGTTATCAATCCCCACGTTAGTCACGTCTGTAGCATCTTGCAGTCGCTCCCCCCTCACCCTTTGGGCAGACCGGCCAGTGGATTGAGAAATTTGCCAGTTGAGTTCGTCCAAGTCCTCGCCTTTGACATCCCCCCTCACTCGATATTCCCCGCCCTCCTTAGCCAGATTAGCCATGAACTGCTGAGCTTCCTTATAACTCCCAGCCACGCCAACTGCTCGTTCGTAAGAGCCCTCATTCTTCACAATGAAGTATGGGGACTTATACCTAACAGAATAGTAGCCTTCACGATAGTTCAGAACCTCATCACTATCCTTAAGGGCACGAGTTGTAGTGGAGCCCGGCTGGTTACGCACAAGGACAGCAAGTCCATCACTGCCTCCGACAGCTTCATCCCCAACTTTCATCACTGACCGGAGTTGTGATAAGGTTCCACCAGTCTCGTATAGGTAGTCCAGCTCTTCCTTGTTCAATGTCAAGATCGAGTCAGACTCAACATCATAGACACGAGCAGTCTCCCCAACATTACGCCGAGCAACCGGACGGCCAAAGAGTTTGGTTGTTCCGTCAGAGTTTTCGATTGCTTGATAGCCACGACTACGAAGGGTTTTAACTAGGTCACGATTCTCCAGATGGTAGGCTGTATCCCAGTATTCCTTCCAATGATTAAGGGCCTTGACTACAGTTTCGGAAAAGCCCTCATCAAGAATACGCGCCTTATTAACAGCCCGCCCCTCGAAGTTCGCACGGAGAATCTCCTCTTCGAGAGAGGCCAACTGATTCTTCGGCAATGTCTTGATTACGTCAGTGTAGTTCTTGCCGAGGTTGAGCATCTCGCTCATCAGCAAGGAACCTTTATCAACGCGGGCATTGGCACCAAGGGTCAGTGTTGGGTCCAGCATAGAGGCTGGGTCTAGGATGTGACGTTGGAACGAGCCTTGCTTATTCCCAGTGAGACCTGCTGCCCTATCAAACACATTCCATTTGACGTTCAGCGGGCCTAGAGGCACGTCTTCAGGCACCACCCTATAGTTGGTATTAACCTGTACGAGAAAGTCTTGTGGTGAGGCTTGTAGGGCCTCCTGCACGGGGACAGGGCGATAGAACTCACCATCTTTTAGGAGGATAGAGATTTCATCGTCAGTGACACCATAGTGAGCAAGGCCCCGCTTAGTACGATCAATAGCGTCAGCTACATCATCAAAGCCGCCGTCAGTTGTTCCATACACAGCACGGATAGAGGCGTTGATTCCATCAACTTCCCCAGTTACGCCATCAACAATTTCCCCCTGACGAGTCATCGCTGTACGTGGGACTAGGCCAGTGGCATTACGGAAGTCGTCAACAATCTTAGCCCTAGCACCAGCAAGCTCCGCTGCCTTGTAGTAGATGGCCCCATCTTGAGAAGCAACATCCACAATACGTGGGTTTGGTGCTTGAGGACGGCCAGCAACTACTGGGATGGTGGGCTTGTTAATAACAACATCATCCGGCAATGTAGGCTCTGGGCTAACAGCGTTACCTACAACATCCGTCTTATCAGCACCAAACATAGCCTCAGCTACCTGACCAGATTCGTCAGACTCCGCAGAATTGATAGCAGCCCTGTATTTTTCAGGGTTGGTCTCTTTCAGAGAATTAGCTGCCGCAGCAGGTTGTGGAGCACCAGCAACTGATCGCCTACGTGCGATTGAGCTGTAAGCCGAGATAGAGGACTTAATAGTTCTGCCTACACCAATCACTTTGGCAAGTGGGATTAGTACGCCAGTTGACTCCATAAGGGAGATGGCGTTGTCAACCCAACGATCACCTTCAGTGTAGTAGCCACGATCAAGGGCTGTCATCAGAAGGTGTGCTTGCTCTAACTTGTTCTCGTCAGGGAGGACAATGTTGGGGTTGTTGTTAATGGCGTCTACGAGCCTTTGTGCAATAAAAAGCTTCTGGTCCTCAGGGGCCTCTTGAAGCATCCGAGCAAGTTCAGCCCTCTCTTCACCAGACACTACGAATGAAGAGCCCGCCTCAACAAGACCTTCATCCAAGTCCATTTGTACGCCAGCCAACTGCCTATTCCACCCGAACGGAAGGATGGATTCAGCGATGTCAACAGTGATGCCAAGCAAGCCTTGGTCTTTAGAGGCCAGCTCCTGATTGAGCAAGCTCTGGATAAGGTTACGAGTGTCGTTTACTTGGGAGATGATCTCACCAGCACTTGCCCTAGACTCCTCAGCGGAAACAGTCTCCCCAAGGACATTCTCAATAGCAGCAGCGCGGCCAAGCTCGTCCCTCATCCTTACAGGCGTAGTCCTGTTGGCTTGATAGAGCTGGAATGCCGACTGCTTTTCCTCAAATGTCTTCTCTGGGTCTTGTAGGTTTTGCAGGAGGAAAGTTTTTGAAGCTTCCTCTTGAGACATCTTGGCGCCAGAGATTTGCTCCTGCATAATCTGAGAGGAGCCAGCCAAGTCCAGCTCTGCCATCACCCTATCAAATGTCGCCAAAGGTTCTTCGGACATTAAGGCAGAGGTGGCCGCCATGTTTCTGGAGGACGGGATGTTATTGATTTTAACTGGGGGTTGTTCTGGGATGAATGCGTCTAGTGACACTTCTTCAACTCCAGTAAAGTCTTTTAGCTCTGCCATGATTATCCTTAGAAGTTCTTGACGAATGCTGTGTTGTTAAACAGTGGAGTCTGCTGCCCCTGCATATTTCCTGTGGGGGCCTTGCCTGCTGGGGACCTTCCACCAATGCCGCCAGTAGCGCTTAGCCCTACCCCAGCCAAACTGCCAATAGCCTGCCATTTCTGGCCTTCTTGTTGGGCCGCTGAGATGTCTCCACTCAAAGAGAGCAACGCATCGGTTGTCCTGTCAGCTTGGAAGCTGGAGGCTAGGTTGCCTGCGGTTATAGTGCTTAGAGCCCCCACAGAGCCTGATGCTGAGGAAGAGCCTGCCACACCTGTGTTCTGTGCAGACTGGGCAATGGCCGCTCGCCTAACCCTCTCTTCCCTAATCTGCTGCCTTCGGTTCATGTCCTGCTGAATCTTAGATTGGTTGGCAGAAACTCTTTGTTGCTCTTCAGCAGCGTCAGCAGCGTCTTTACCGGCCTTATATTGCATGTAAGTAGAGCCGACTACTGTAGCCGCCAGAAGGGCAGTTGTTACTGCTGCCATGCTACACCTCCAAAATCTTTTGATATACCTTCTCTGTAAGGGCGTAGCCACATCTCTCCGCTAGGCCAGTGTCATGACCATCTTTGAAAGAGATTAGTTGGCTGTACGCCCCCTTTTCTACAGCTAGTTTTTCTGCTACGCCCAACATCCTAGGGAAAGCTGTGCTCCCACGGAACTTTTCCTTGACGTATATCCCTAATTCCTTAGTGACCATCTTACCTGTGAAGATGTCTGGGTTGATGATGTTAGCGAAATAGCCAATAAGTTCCCCATCAACCCTTGCAGTTACAATGTACAGCAGGTTGAGCTTGAGAAGTTCCATCATCAAGTTTAAGTCTAGGCCGAAGGGAATCTGGCTCGACTTCGCCTCCACTTCGTAGTAGTGAGCTTCTGCTAGTTTATAAGCCTCCATCACCACTTCAGGAGTGTTTTCTTCTGCCACTATTATCTTAAACATTAGCGTTCACATCCAAGCTCATTGACCACCCGTACAGAACAAGATCCTTCTGTGGCTCAGAATAAATCTTAAGGGACAGGACATTGCCTGAGCCCCTCAACTTGTTCTTAGTTACAATGACTTCTTCACCAGAGTCAAAGTTGTCTGCCAGACTTGAGGGTGAGTATAGTCTACGGTATCGGTAGGCTTGGAATGGAGTTCCCCACTTACCGTTGGCAGCAGAGTTGTTCCAAGACCATTGCGACTGCACCATACAACTAGACTGATTAGTTGGTACCCAATCGCCATCCACCTCCACGAAGCCATCTTCTGTCCTGTCGAAGTAGAAGGTTATGTAGGGCACTTGCTTCTTACGAGAGAAGTCACCTCCGCTCATATAGCCAGTCACTAGGTAGGCTTGCGCGTCAACCCCTTCGCCCACCACATCAAAATCCCTCCAGTCCTTAAACTCAGGGTCTAAGTAGCCACAGAAACCGTATGGATAGACTTGAGCACCACCCCTAAGCACCGTATCACCGAAGGCAACCAGATAAGCAGTTTCACTAATCGAGTTGATGCCAATACGCCTAGACATGACAACATCTTCAGCACCAACAACAACCGGGACACCGCCTACAACCACCCCCTCTTGGATAAACTCCAACCTGTTAGGTGGGATTGTGATAGCTGAGCATACTTTTGGGTAGTAGCCATCAAGAGTTTCAATGTTGTTTGGGTAGAATGCGCCTAACCCTAGGTCTAGCACCAGCTCCTTAGAGCTTTGCTCCTGCCCAAGGCGGTTTTGATAAACCCACCTCACCTTTTTATCGAAGGAGTCGTATGAGGCAGATGCAGAGAGCTTGTCTTCCTCGGGGATTCCTTCGTAGAATGTTTGGATAGTGCTTTCAGAGAGGCTCTCAGACACCCAATCCCCATATTGGTTCTGCTTGACGTGGTAGATACCATCCTCAGACCAATACATCACCGTATTGTCTACCACTACAACAGAGTTCTGGTATCGGCTGCCCCTCTCAGTAACCTTGGTGACTAGATTGTTATTGGCACTGAAGCCATAACCACTGCCGCCAGATATAATCCAGACACCATTCTCAGCGATCACCAAAAGGCCGGAGCCAACATTCTCCATACGCACGATATTGTTCGCTGAGCTGATCCTAATGAAACCCCCATCAGTATCTAGGAGGTCTGGGATGTCGTTTGACGTTGGGTCCCCGTCTTGGTAACACTTAAAGATATCAGAGGAAGTCTCTGCCAACTTAGAATAGAAGATATATGATCCCAGCCGGGGAGACTTAGAGTCTCCGTCAATAACCTCAGAGCTAAATCCGCCGTAGAAAACCCTGCCAGCATACTCTTGTACACAAGTGGCCCCTCCAGCAGTCCTGTCTCCGGGTAGAGTGATGCTTGTAAAGGACAGCTTGCCGTCTTCATCCACCAGATTAGCATACTGCTCAATCCTAGAAGCTCCCCGGTCAATGGCATCAATTATGAAATAGCCCATTGGGGCCCTAAATGTGCCGGGCGGATTAGACTCAATCTGCAAAAAGTCAACTTGATCCACTGTGGGAAAAGAAGAGGCAGCGCTCTTAGATAGCCCATAATTTAGGTTGTCAGAGTTTGACGGGTATTCACCATACAAAGATTTGTATCTAAGGATTGGGTCTGTTTGAAACTCGCCTATCGGCCTACGAGAGGGGCCCCAAGACTGGTTCCTAAGATTGTAAATGTGTTCATCTGTGGCAGATTCTGGCCTTACGGTAAGACCTGCCCCTTCAGTCAAATCTTTCCCAGCATAAAAGTCACTAACGCCAAAGAAGTCTCGGGTTTTAATCCTCCCAGTTTCTTTGGTGATTACCCCTGATTCATAGTTGTAGATTAGAATGTTAGAGTCGCCATAAACAGCAAGTAACTTACCATCAACTGTGGTGAAGGAGAATGTCGGAGTTTCTTCGCTAAGGCCGCCAAACACTTCGGAGTAGATCACCCCATTAGAGAAAGGCGAGATGCTTGTATCTATAATGTCAATCGTGTTTCTGTTTTGAATTACTAGAAACTTTAAGTCCCTAATACCATTAGGGCCGTTCCAAGTGTAGGAGTTCAACGTCTCCAGCATAATCCCTCCAGATTACGAACCTTGAGGGACAATACCCTCGCCTGTCCTAAGCCTCATACCCAACCTTCTGTTACGAGAGCCATCACGATTAAGTACAAAGTTCACTTCATCCAAACTAGCATTATCTGGAAAGGTCAGAGGGCTTGCCTCTGTAATCAGACCAGCGGTAAACCTATTAACCTCAACCTTCGCTCTCTGTCTGGCCACCTTTCACCCCCTTCACCTTACTATTCTCAAATGAGTCAATGGCATATTGAGCCGAGGTTGGTGTAGTGTACTTACCACGAAGGCTTTTATGTACAGAACCACGGCCTACAGGCTTCACTTCGTAAAGCCCAAAGCTCGCAGCGCTAATATTATATCCCTTATGTTCCATCAGTCTCTCCTAAATGTAATGTCTCGTGCTCCCTTACGGGATTTCCTGCCGTAGTTTGGGTACTTGATACCACCATTTACAACCCAGTCATTCCTAGACAACCATGATTGTTGACGCCTAGCCTCTTGCTCAGCCTTCGGGTCGCTCACCTGTTTGAGCTTAATCATGGCCCGGCTCTTGGCCTCTTCCAGAAGCGCCGTGAAAGCCTCTGCTGGCAGGTCAGGCACAAAGGAGTTTACGTGTGACCAAGTGGGGAACACATAAGCCCTAGCTTGAATCTTGCTTGACTGGATAGAGCTATCTACCGAGCTGTCGTAAGAGTTGAATACAAGGGTTTTGTCATCAAAGCTTGTGAACTTTGTCGGGGCCTTGTCGTTACGAATAAGAAGCTCAATACCAGACGGGTCTGTGATAACGTCCACTTTAGCGGAGGTGCTGTCCTCAGCATTAGTCATCCTAAGGAAATCATCTGGATCAACCCAATCAACAGGTTGGTAGTTCTTCCTAGTTTCACCAACACGAATCTTGTTATAATTGATAGAGATGAGACGCTTGATGTTATCCGGCACTGTTACGTGCGTGGGGAAAGCTGGATCAGAGAAAGGCGTAAGATTAACCCCACGTTTTAGGTGAGGCCAGTCCCTATTGGAAAGCATCGCTTCATAGGTTGCCCTTACAATCTGCGCTACTTGTGCAGACTCAACCGTATCATTGATGCCATTAACTTCATCACTGTCCATGTCAGACAGGATGTCTTGAACCAGCTCAAGTAGCGTTTTCTTCATGGGCGTTCCCCGTGATTCCTAGAAATGAACACTTGCCTAGCTCCAATAGTTGCAGTGCCAGCGTCCACGCTCAATTTAATAGCTCCACCATTTGCTAGGAATGTACCCTTGCAGAAAATCTCGAAAGTGTCGTTCAGCTTGATAGGCGGGCTTGTCCGGTTAAACTGGATTTCTTTTTCCATGATGATGTTAGGCACACCAGCAGTGCCGATATCAAGTTGGAAAAGGATGTAAGTTGGGACACCAGTGATAGCGGTAACAGTCAGGTCAATTCTTACATCATAACTATCTCCAACGGCTATAGGAGTGATGACATTATCAACATTATCCCATAGACTAGCAACACCACGAATCTCCCTTGGTAAGTAGCCCTCGTCAGTGTTTGCTCCAAGAGAGTTGATAGTTAAGATGGTTGGCGTAGTGTCCAAGACTTGAGACACACCAGCACTGTCTGCGTAATTCGCCCACCCTGTCACTGGGTAGAGCCATTGGCCAGACCCTGCTCCATCCGAAAAATACTGTTGCCCCTCTAAGGCCGTTCCTGCACCTTTAGGCTCTGGGATGACCCATGACCCAGACCCTGCCCCATCCGACACGTACACGGTGCCAGAGAGGGCCGTAGAGGCCCCCTTAGGTTCGTGCCGTTCGGAGTCTGGGATGTCTTTATGTTCAATAGACATTATATGCTCCGCACAAATAAAAAAGGCCGGGCCATTTCTGACCCAGCCCGTTGGTTACTACGCTACGTGCATGTATTCGACAATGACATAGCCAGCAGTGGGGCCAGTCACAGTGAGCAGGCCACCCAGCGGAACCGATACAGTTGCCGGAGTGGTGTTACCTGCCACAGTTGCATCAATCTGGCCAGCGCCAGAGATGTCAACCAGACCTACCGTTGCGGCAGATACAGCGCCAGTGGCGAAGTCAGTGATGATGTTAGTCACTACAGAGCCGGCAGGGATGTAAACCTTGAAATCAAAAGCTTCGCCATCAAAGTTCACAACTGCTTGGTTCTTAGCGCCCTCAGTCTTAATGACACCTTCCTGATTGCCGGTGTCACGAGGACCGTAGTGGTTGGTCACATTCAGACCGGTGTTAGATTCATACGGCATTGAATAGCTCCTTAGATGTTGGTCGCAGAGGTGATGTAGACGCCGAGGGTGTCAACACGCTGCGGGCCAAAGCCAAAGCGAGCACGGGTGACAAACTCATCACGAGCACGATCTTTGTTACGCTCACCCTCTACACGAGGCATACGACGCCATGCAGCCATGATAGGCTTGGTTTGGTCGTCAGCGATACACATTGCGATGTTCGCTACAGCGTCCGATACGCTGGTGGTGCCGTCAGAGAAGGTGCCACGAGGCAGACGGTTAGACTGGATGATTTCCCAGCCGTACAGATTCATGAGGAAGCGTTGGCCACGTGCCATGCCTTCTTTCAGAACCATCTCACCGAACGGAGTTACGTCATGGGTGATAGTGACGAGCTGGTTAAGGGTGGCCTCAACAACCGGGTCACAGATGAACACACGGCCCTCAGCGGGGACGTTAGCCTTGTCAAACGCCAGACGGAGCTTAATGAGGCCAGACAGCTCAAAGGTGTTCTCACGACCAGAGGTTGCAACAGCAGAAGCGATACGATGAGCGAAACCATTAATTTCGTTCGGATCAGCATCAGTCTGTGCAGCATTACAGGTGGCGAGGAAGCGAGACTCAAAGGTCTCTTGGATAGCACGAGTGGACTGTACGCCACGCTCTGCCATCAGCATGTCAATGTCAGTGCCATCTTCACGAAGGTCATCGGTTACATACCATGCATCGCCAATATAGTTGGTGATTTGCAGGGTGACTTCACCAGTTTCAATCGGGCTGTATACCAGCGGGGTATCTTCAGCAGCCTCTTGAATGGTTACGCTACCAACTGTTTTGACGTGAAGGGTGGTGCCAGAGTTGAAGTCACTGATGTTTCGATAAAAGGCTTCACCAAGCAGGCCGTCTTCGAGGTTCATCAGAATGAACGAAGAGTATTGTTCCGCCTCGATAAACGCCTGAGTGTTTTGAGTAAGTTGCATTTACTTTTCCTTAGTTTGTAATTCCATGCTTCCGGTAAACTTCTTCCTTAACCCGAGCCATAAATTCACGTTGCTCACGTCCAGAAGCTCCAAGCAGGAGAGATTTCTCTGGGCGCTTAAGCTCTGGATGTTGATTAGGCTTAATCGGGGGAATGTTTGCCGAGGAGATGGACGGCTTACGTTGTGATTGGGGTTTTAAGTCGAACATAGACAAAGCAAGTTGAGGACTTTCTTTTGAAATCTCTTGGATTCGCTCAGGTGTCATGCCGTATTCTTGTGCTTTCGCTGCGATTACATCACGAACGCTGTCACCATACGCCTCACGAAGAGCTGTTTCAACAGTCTGTGAGTTCCGTTCCGCCATTGTCTGTCGTTCTTTGTTTTGCAGGGTTTGTTCAATCAAGCTCTGCAACTGTTCAAGTGTTACGCCACCCTGAGACTCTGGTTGTTGCTCTTGGGTAGGAGCTTGTTCACTTGGTTTCTGTAGCCGTTCCATAAATTCCTCCAACGACGCTTGTTTAGAAAGCTGTTCCTGTAAAGCATTAACTTGACCCTCAAGCTCTTGAGTACGACTCTTAAGCTGAGGGATATATTCTTGACTAGCCTTCAGGGCTTCTAACGCTGTCGGTAGGTCTTTATACTTCGGCTCTCCCCGTTCGTTCTTAATTTCTGCAAGCTGGTTAGCAAATGCATTTTCTGACGTATCGGGATTTTCTACTACTTCAGCTTCTGGCGTATGGGTTACGCCTTCGGCACTAAATACTGATTCTTCTGTCTGGGTAGACATATTCAATCCTTTAATAATTAGCTAATTATTAAATAACTAAGAGTTAATGTTATTAACTATTAACTTCTAGATATATTTAATATATACTATATACCCATTTTTAGAGGTGTTTTTACAAATCAATCAGAAATTAGTGATATAATTTCTTTAATGGCTCTAGTGTATCCAACAGAATCAGCTTGAAGGTATGGCCACGAAGGGGAATCGTACCGATCTTTACTCGTGGCGTAAACATGATTACTATCAATCTTCTTTTGCAAGACTTCTGCAATGCGTTTACGGGCAACCTTAGAGGCAGCAAAGCTGCCCCTAAAGTCCTCTAGCTCTTGTTTATCAAGACCACTTTCTAGTGATGTCTTCACAGTTGCGCTCCTTCAGCAGGCACGGATGCTTGTACAGCTACGTCTTCAGACGCCTGATTCATCAATGCCTGAGTCTCAGCTTGTTCAGTGATTGCAATGTTGGGCTGGAAAATCTTATACCCAGTGAGGTTTGATACGTCCTCTACAAACTTAGTCATAGCCACACCAGAGGTGTGCGGTCGAACAAGCTCTGCAATAGACGAGTTGAATACGCCAATAATATTCTGCAAGTCTTGTGCCTGCTTAGCAAAGTGCCTAGCACCAACTGGGCGTAGGATACCAGAGGCTGTAATGTCCTCACGAGTGATAGTCAAGAACTCAGACACACCATAGTCATCGTCAATGGTTCTTACCACTTCGTCAGTGGTAATGTTCCTGACAGCTACTTCAAGCATACCATTGAGGGCAGGTTCAAGCAGCTCAATCTCAAAGTTTGTGATCTTCTCTTGGAAGATACGGCCAGCAGCATTGCTTAGGGTTTGAACTTCAAGAGCAGTCTTTTCACCGGGAGTACGAATGCCCATAGCCTCCCTTGGCGCTCCAGCATACAGCTCCATCCTATCTTCAATTTGCTGGATTTCACTAGAGGCTGCAAGAATGCCATTAAGGTTCTTAGCCACTTCACCCACGTTACCATTTTCATCTACGTGGATTTCAGTTCCGGGCCCCCATTCAAATGCCTCCACCTCTCCAGCAATCATCAGAGGAGGGTGGACTACTAAGTCCATAGCATCTGCTTTGAGGTTCTCAAGGTGGTCAAGTCGGTATTGCAAGCCTACGAGATTGTCCAAAGGCCCCATAGCCCACAGGTTGTCTGGACGGAATCTCCAACCTACGTGGAAGATTGGTGCGTAACCAAGCCAGCTTGGGATGTCATCTTCACGAACAACAGTGCTACGATCAACAACCGTAATCACTTTATTGGTGAGCAATTCTCCTGTGGTTTGATCGTGGTAATCCCCATAAAACTCAAGAATCTCCACATAGTCTGAGTGGTAGTATTCATGAAGGTTGCCAAAACCGTCTACAGTGTACCCTGCTGCTTTGTTAAAGTCCTCGACAGTGTACCCCTTGCCTGAGACAGCTTTAAGCTCCTCACGGCGTTCTAGGGCCTCTCTCCAAAACTCCTCCTCAGGAGCAGACTCAGCCATCTTACGAATCTCGCCAATAGTCTTTACGCTGCGGACGATCTTCCATGTGTCACGGAAGTTTTCTGCTAGTGGGTTGAACACGATATCAAGAGGGCTAATACGACGGACAACAGGCCCGATGTAGCTGGGCACCTCTAAGCCAATTTGGTTTAGCTTGTACGAAGCCTCAAAGTCAACTGTGGCGAAAGCGTTGCCGTAGTCAATGTAATCGTACAGAAGCTTCGACATCTCCGTCCGGAAATGACTTTGCCTGCACTTGTTTGAGATGTAAGCCTCAATGGCCTTGCTCTTGGCACGGACACTTTCTTGTTGTGAATACCCTTCCCAACGAAGCCATCGGTCGTTTGGGAACAATGAGGACAGATAGTTTGAATGTAGGTTGTCCCTGATCTGGCACAACTTAGGTAGTGTAGTAGAGTTTTTCCAAGGCAGCCCACTGTTGGTTGTAGTGGACGTATCCGTGGCAAATACATAGTTACGAAGCTCAAGCTTCTCGTTAATCCATCCACTACGTTGTTGGTTGTAATTGTCCCACAAGTTACTAACCCAAGAGGCCGCATCATCCCTGTTAAAGGACTTAGACAGCTCTGCTACTTTTTTGCTTATCGCCATGATACCCCACCAAATCTGCTGTTAATTGGAAGTTTATTGCTCTGGCCAAAACCGAAGTCAGACATAGACCTAGGGGCTTTTGGCGCTACACTGATGCTAACAGCCGAGGCCAGAGCATCCTTTACGTCATCATTTGCTGGACGGGCTTGGATAAGCTCCTCCTCCAGCACTGGGATGTAGCCACCTTCATAGTGCCACATCTGCATGTTGTCATACCTATGTTCAAGGACAGCAGCAATACGCTCTTCCTTACTGCCTTCGTGACGGTTAGGTCGGTGCTCTTCAATAGAGACTGTAAGCCCTTCTTTCTTCATGTACGTCCTGATGTCATTCACAATAACTTTTTGTGCAACAGTTACTTCGGCAGACAGTTTCCTAAAGCCCCACTTAGAGCAGAGGTCTGCAAGCCTACGGAAATACTCGTAGGTTTTGTCTGACTTAAACCTGTCGATATCAAGGACGTAATAATTACTATCGCTGTCTACGCCAACAACAACGATTGCAGTCCAGTCGGCCTTCTTGGACAAACTAAATGCAAAGTCCACGGCAGCGTAAACATTAAGTTTGCTGTCTTTGAAATACCAATAGCCGCCTTTCTTTTTCAAGTGCCTTTGGTCATAATACTGGAACTTGTCCCTTGAGATTCGATCAGAGCTTGGGTCGTTTGGATTGTTGTAGTATTGTGCAAAGAATTGAACAGTGTCGCTATACTCACCACGAATTCGTGACAGTACATTCTGGTTAAACCCAAAGGCTTTATTGTCAGAGGCCCTTACAGTCCTAGGCCACAAGAAGATGCCGTCAGTTTCTACAGCATACTCTTTCACTTCCCAGACATTACGACGGTCAATAAGCTCGTTTTCTTCGTCGTACACATCGTACGTCTGATTCTTCCACGTGTCATAAATATCTGAGGGGTGGTATCGCGTACCACAAGCCATAGTGAAACCCCCAGCATTACGAATGGACGTAAATTGAGATGCCTTCTTAGACACACTCACTCGACCGTCTTCTGTATAGGCGTTCTCAGGGACAACCAAGTCATCCGCGATGATGATATCAGCGTGCCAGCCGGTCGTGTTAGTGGTCAAGCCAGCCGTAGAAATGGTGGCGTCTCGAATGCCCTCCTTCTTACGCTTAGGATGATCTACACTCATCTTCTTGGTGTTCCACTTTTCCCTTAGCCCCTCTTGAGGGTTGATGTACTCAGGGAAGAACCGTTGGTATACGGATGAGCCAAGAATGTTCTGGATAGCGTAAAGCTGTGTTTCAGCCAACTCTGCTGTCGCAGACACGTAGAGGATTGTAACCTCTGGATGACGTGTGATAATCCAAGCTGCCCACGTGGCAACCATGTGAGACTTTAGGTGAGCACGTGGCAGCATGATTAACTTGTTTGAGGTGAGGTCTTCTCCTTGACCAAACAAGGAATATCCCTGCATCCACCTGAAAATTTCCTCATGCACAGACCCGTACATATAGCCGGGGTTTACTAGACGAGCAAATGTGAACAGGTCTTCTAGAGCTAACTCCCTAACCTCCTTAGCTTGAGGAGGCATTTTCTCGACGCGCTTAAATGCGTCCTTAAGCCAGTCTTCCATCAGTTCCTCACAAGGGACAAGACGCGAGTAGCATCCTCTCCATACTCACTGTTAAGCCTATTGTTAATTGCTTCGTCACGTTCACTGTTGTCCTTCTTAGGACGGCCTACACCACGTTTGTTCCATGCCCTCTCAGCTACATACTTACGTGCCTGAAAGCTCTTCTCATCTTCTGTCATAAGGATGATATCCTTAACAGCCTGTGAGCTAAGCTTAAGCTCAAGCTCAAAACGCCAAGACTCAATATGAGGTTTGAGGGCTTTGTTCTCGCACATACGCTGCCACTGTTCCCAGTTGTACAGATACTTGTTAGCAAACGTATATTCAACTGGGTCTTCTTCACGTAGGTAGAGTTGCTTGAGGCTTGGGTAGACAACCCCTTCATACTCGTGGTCAAACTCTTTCAACGTGTAGACAGCGAACTCAGTGTTATATCCAAGCTCAAGGAACAGCCCCTGTGTAAGGGGCCTCCCTCGGCTGTCGATGAATTTTGACTTATCTATCATCGTGTGACGCCTCTTGTTTTCTCAAAGGATCGTGCGCCAGCATAACCTAAGTAGCCAACACTAAAAGTATACCAAAGTTCCTCAGGAATGGCACCAAACCCAAGCTTGACGTTTCCAAAGAAAGCTGCCATAGCCTCTGGGTTAAATACCCCAACAAGCGGTGCTACAATCGTAAGGTTCAGAATTACGAAGTAGAACACATACATGAACGATGGACGTGCCCTGCTTGTCCAAGGGTCAGGGCTGTTAGCTTCTGCAAGGATGGCAGACATACGAGTGGAGAGTTCTGTCAACTCCCCTTTCTGCTGCATCTCAAGCAGGCCCATTTGAGCTTTTGCTTTCTCTTCAGGAGTAGTAAAGAACTTATCAATAAGCTTGTTACCAACCTCAAAGATGCTGCTAATTAGTAATGGATTCATTTGTAATCCCAGAATACGTCATTAGGTAAGCCGTCCCCACCAAGGCCGATGTGAATAAATCCTTCATGGAACCCCAAACGTGGGAATCCCATTTGGAATGCAAGCCTTAGAAAATGGTAACGGTCACGACTGTTAGTTATACGAATGTCAGCGCAGCGTCCTTTTGTGTGCTCTCCATTCTTGTGGCCTTTGCGAGCTTCCACTGGATGTGACCAATGCCTATAGCCAGAGTTGATTACCATAGGCTTATTGAATTTAACTCGTAGGTCTAGGAGCTTGTCCATAAACTCTTTATCCATTTCGCATAGTCCAGTGTGCTTACACTTAAACTCTTCTTCAGAGAAGTAGGGGGAGTAGTCCCCCCAGTCTTCCACTTTCATATCTACTCCTTATGACTGCATGATTGCGACGATCTGGAAGGCGAGGTAAAGCAGCGTTGCAATATATACCCAATCCTGCAATCCAACCCCCCAGATCGTCCGAGCAGCGCCGTCAGCGACAACTACCGCACCAGCTGGTGCGGCGTGTTGTGACATCTGTTCGCTCCTCATCATTCATTACCTGCTCAGTGTGGTGTCGTGTTGCTCGCGTCAAGCAGGGAAGCTAACAGAGCCTACAAGGCCCGCCACCTCGACATAAAGATCGTATTTTACAGACGCTAGGCTAGTGCTACTGCGTGCATTAACTGCGAGTGCTCCTCCAGAAGACACCAGCTCAACATATGTATGCTGAGTCGTAGTGTCACCCCATGACTCGCTGTCCACCGGGGTGATTGTGTAGTTTGACGTTCCCAGCGCTCGCGTGACCTTAAAAGTCTTTTTTATGCCGAATACCCCAACATTCCCCTGTAGCCCGCCGCCACGGATTGTTACATATGCCCCGCCACCGTTACTATCTGCAAGCGTGAATGAGCAAAGATTTACCATCGTCGTCGAAGTTGTAGTCAGAGTTAGTGGGATACCTACGAATCGCCGATCTTCTGATATTACACGAGGGCTTAGAGTATTCTTGTTTCTGACATAGATACACGAAGCTGGGTCGATATTGCTTGCCGAATTGCCAGAGTAGTCGTTATCACTGACGATGCGCCCAGACAGTCGCGCAGATGCGTTATGCACCGGGCCTACCGATACTACGTTGTTAGACGACGTGCACGCATTCAAGAACTTCGGCCAAACAATTAGACCCGTCCCTGTTGTATCGCCAAGGTACGTGTTGCTAATTATACGAGCCGAGTCTAGTTGCGCGTTTTCGAGAAAAACGACGAATCCGTAAGGGTTTTTTTCGAGATAATTTCCTTCGATAATTAGCCCGCCACAACTCGACAAGTTTATGACCGGCGCGGACTGAAAGTTCTCTAGTGCGTTGTCTCGGATTACAAGTACCTCGGCAGCAGTATAAACACCACTGGGTATATGCTCTACCAAGCTGCCTGTACTCATCTCTTCAGCTATACATCGCGTAATTTTTACATCAAATAGTCCACCGAATTGCAGGACAGCATCGGAGATTTCAGTAAAAACACAACCGTCTAGGTAAATGCTCTGCAAATATGTGGCCGAATAGAATACTCTAGATAGGTTGCGGAACTGGCAGTTATTAAGATGCGTCCTGATCAAATACCCGTCTCCAGCTGCAAATGAAGACGTAGCGACACCGGAAACCCCAGCAAAAGATACGAACGAAAACCGCACATCGCTGGTAGCCGGATTTGCTGCATTAAACATATCCCCGGCGTTCTGTTTTATGAAATTGCCGCCAAGAATGTGTAATGGGTCTCTATTTTCAGATGCCTTGTTGATCGTGACAGTTCCTTCGATAAGGAAAATACAATTCCAACAAGACAGACTTGCTTTTTTCTCAATTGCATAATTAAACGCTTTTTGCATTGCAACTGTGTCGTCAGCAATACCGTCCCCAATCGCTCCGAAATCAAGTGGGCTCACAATCTCGCGAGCCTTTTCCAGCATATTTCTAGCTATTGCGTCAGCGTGGTTTTGCCAAAACCCCACAATCGCCGCCCCTTTTGCGGGGTTGATGGCATCCGCCAACTCTGTACGAAGGAGTAGGGCATCAGAACTATCAGCAGCAGCCTCAGCCCTGACAGCTTGTGTCTCAGCATAGGCAGCGCTATTATCGGCATTGGTTTTAGAGGTGAGAGCATTGGCCTCACTCTGAGCAGCAGCAATAGCGGCTTCTTTAGCTCCCTCAACATATCCGTCAACAGACTGCCCTTTTATTGAGATGCCTTGTACGTCAATGTTATTGACATTCATAATGTCAAAGGAGTTCATGTCCAGCGGGACTCCCATCTGGTTGGCTTCTCCTAAGCCCAAACCATCCCGCCTCAACACATTGTTATTTAGCTCATCCTCAATCTTTTGAAACTGAGCGTTAATCTTATCTGTACTATACCCCGAAGCAATCGGGTCTAACTCAATGGCCATTGAATTTTCCTTTAGGTTAAAAGGCTCCGCCTATAGTTCGGAACCAACTACTTACGAGCCTTCGGCTCACTTAATACTAAACATCTATTGCCCGTAGGGCGTTAAGACATCTAATATATTCATTTTGAACTTATGAGGGCCAATCCCCCGATTTACAATTTTGTATTAACTGAGCCTGATGCCCGTAGGGCGTTATCCCGGTATTAGAAATTTAGAAGGGGGGGGGGGGGGGATCTGAACTCTCGTAATTTAGGTATGAGGGAATCCAGACTAGCGTAATTTAGTTTAGAAATTTAGAAGGGTCAATGCACTATAATGCACTCCCCCTATATCCCCCTCCCTCCCCCTAGCATAATGCCTCGGATGTGAGACAGAATGTGTAAGTGTCTCGGTTACAATTCAACCTCCCCCCTTTGACCACATTTGATACACCCATGCATATTGCCTCAAAGCCAGACACCATGCGGGTTTCAGCCAAGTGTGAATCTATACGCTGGCTTTGCCAGCACATGATTCTATTAGGTGCCCCGATAGGGGCGTGAGACATTGTTCTAGACTGTCTCAATAGGTTTGCGGATAGGTTGTTTATATACGCGCGTACGCGTTTCAATCTAGCTGGCATTGTCCTATGTGTTACCGGTAACACTTGGCTGTTACTTTGGGTAACACTGGCGTTACCATCGGTAACACTCAATCCACTGTATGCTTGTCCAGTGTTTAGGCTAAGTGTTTGATTTATAAGGCTTTTTCAAAGTTGGCATCAGTCATGCATTACCCTTAGCGCCACCGGATGATTCATCCACGGCCTAGCCTACGCATTGGCTAGTGGCTCTTTAACAATTGGCTGCACTACCTGCGCTTTGTCTTTGGACTAGCTGCGCCTGCCGAAAGGCCGCGCATGATGGGATTTCCGAGATGAGATAGCAACCACATTGCCCACTGATTGCCCTTGCGCCTTGGGTGTGGAACCGGTATAGTGCGCCCGTTGTTTGCCGCTCTTTAACAATTGAATGCATGACGCGAACCTATAGGCCAAGTTGCGCCCGTATGTTGGCTAGTTGATATGCAAGGCGAGTGATTAGCCTTGTCCCTTATACTAGGTGTGGGGGACATTGTGAAAACAGCACACTATGCATGGTCAAGGCCACCATATCCGCATCTTGTCCGTCTTATCCGGCACCATTGGGTAAGGTAGGCAATCCGCAAGACTAACAGTGTATGTATCGGACACTGCTGTTACGTCATTCTAGTGCATTCGATTCGATCTTTAACAATTCATCGGCGGAACTGTTTTCAGAATGGGATAGTTCCGTGTCAAGGTTAGACTAGGCCCAATATATCGCCATGCGGCAATGCTCCCTCATCCTAGTTAATAGATAGCATCATTCCGTCCGGATATATCTAGTCTAATAGCGCTACTGAATAAGCTCAGGATTCAGCCGGCAGCATCTTAACCTGCTAGTAGTGCAGCGAACCTGCACAAGCTAGTGACAAGTTAGGATGCTGTCGCGGGTGAATCTTTCACCATCTTATTCAATCAACCGTATAGGTGATAATCATGACTACATTTGAACAACTGATGGAAGCAATCACCGCTGTAAAGGCGGCTGAAAAAGTAACAAAAGAAACTTTGTCTGCATTGTCTCGCGACTTGCTGTCGTACATGCTGGAAACAGGCGATGTTCGCCCGATCAACCGTTTGCTTGGTAAAGATGGCGAACAATGGATTCTTACGCCTATCAATTGGCGTCTTGCTGTCCAGTATTTCCATCACTTCCTGCCGTGGGGTAGCAACTATGATGACGTGAAAGAATACGCCATCAAAGGCAGTGGCCAGCGTATTGCTTTGCGCTTCACAAAGAAGACGAAGAACCAAAAGGCTTTCGATAAGAAAGTGGAAGCCATTGCCGATTGGCTGGCGGACGAAGCAAATGATCTTTGGTTGTGGTCTAACAATGCCACTATCGAAGCCAAGCCTGTTGATTACGCCAAAGCCATCACCCAAGCCGTGACAAAGGCGATGGAAAAAGGCGGCTTCTCTATTCTCGAAGTGATGCAGGCTGTCGCTCAAGCTGAAGATGTTACGCCTGAAGTTATGATGTCTGCTATCGAGTCAGCCTTCACTGTCGTCGCTGAAGAACAGCAAGCGGCTTAAGTTAATCAACCTATGCCCATCATTCTAGGTGGGCATACATGGATTAACTGAACGAATGGTGTTGTTATGAATAATGCAGAAATTGTGTGCGGAACAATCAAGCTGCGTCCCATCTACCAGTGCCGGGGCTGTGGAACACGGCAGTATGGTGACACGTATGAAGCACTAGTGCATTGCTTAGATGACATAGTGTCACACGTACAATACCCAGCATTGCCTGCATCAAGAATGCCTGTTGGCTGGGTGTCATACACTGACGGAATCTTCTGCCCCAATTGTAAACGGTGAACCATATGTCCTATCGTCAACGTCTTGCACTTGCTACTAATCGTGCAGTGAAGAACAATCACGAATCATTCCCCTATGGTGCAGACCGTTGGGCTGCTGCTGTTGCCCATGCATTGCGTAATCGTGGGGAGTGAATATTGGGGTGCCGAGCTGGCACATTTTCCTTAGAAAATAATTTGGAGGCTGCATGTTCAACAACATTGCAATCATTCGTAATGATGGAACAGTCCGTGGCCAAGTGAATTGTCAGCTTGGCTTTGGATATTCCTATTGGTTCATTGGTGGTGAACTGATTATGACCACCTTCGACCTGTTTGATGTAGGTAATGCGTGATGCCCACTATAGCCGAAGAAATCAAACTGTTCCGTAAGTGTAAGGCATACCAGCAGATCAAGACATGGTGTTCTGCTATCAACTGTCCGAAAGAACGTAAGAAGGAAGTTGAACGTCTGACACGTCTTGCTGTTAAGCGTAAGCGTGAGGTTGACGAGTTCTGTGGTGAGTACTTAGCCATAGCCAGCGCATCCAGACTTTTCAGCTTATTTTTGATCAACCACGATTGCACAAGCATGGGAAATGTGGAACGGTCGATGTGGTATTCAATAAATGAAACTCCCACCAATTAACCTGTATTCAGCCCCATATCAGGAGGGCACACCAATGTACGAACAAGTTGAAACAATCAAGCGTAAAGTGAAGGCTGCCCGATTCGTAATGAGTGAAGAGGGCTTCTTTGAACGTAAGGTGGTGTGGTCTGCCCAAGAAGTTCTCGAAGCTGACGCCAGAGGTGACTACTACCGAATGAATGCAGCAGGCTTTGACCATGAGCAGGTGGAGCAAGATTGGGGATTGCATTGAACATCTTCTACACAAACAGCAACCCACATAAGGCAGCTAATGAGCTGTGCAATATCCACCAAGTCAAGATGATATTGGAATATTCACAGCTCCTATCTGCTGCTCATCATGTCATTGACGAATCCAATCGTGGGGATATTTATAAGTTGTCTCATAAGAACCACCCATCCGCATTGTGGGTGAGGAGCAGTAGACAGCATTACGAATGGCTCTACAAGGCTCTCAGACAGCTCCACATACTGTTTAGCAGCCGTACCCTATACAACCACAAGGGGTTGGGTGTTGCTAAGGCTCTGAAGGCTCCTCCGGCAGGCTTAGAGGACAATGGCTTTCATCCTCCACCTGTT